GTATGGTGCTGGTCCTTCAAAGATCAGTCAACAAGTAACAAAAGATTCAGGAAAACATTTTAGTGTATCAGAAGCTAAAGACGTTATTGGGGATTATTTCGGCTCTTTTCACCGTCTTAAAAAGTGGATTGAGACAAATCAAAAATTCATTATACAAAATGGTTTCGTTTATTCGTTTTTTGGACGCAAGCGACGACTACCCAACGTACTATCTGAAGATGCTGGCATTCGTAGTCATTCTGTTCGGTCTGGGCTTAATTTTTTGGTTCAGTCGGCTGCTTCAGATATTAATTTATTAGGTGCAATAGATACTCACAAGACTATCAAAGCATATGGTATGAAGTCTCGTATTTTTGCATTGGTACATGACTCCATACTGGCAGAGGTGCCTGACAATGAAGTCGAAGAATACTCAGAAATTCTTAAAAACTGTATTCAATTGGATCGAGGTCTTTCTATATCCGGTGCTCCTATTGGGTGCGATTTTGATGTACACGATGATTACTCACTAGGTAAATTTGAAAAGATGTATGGTGATTACATATAAAACTATTCCGAAAGTAGTTTTTCCAGTATTTATATTGCCTTCGGGAAATTGGTATGAAAGAGACGGACTTCTGTACATTGATAGAAGAATTGTTGACGACAGAAATATGACAGGAGAAACTCTTGGAAAAAGAAGAGTGCAGACTCCTATAAGAAATCTTATGCCAATACGAGGATCATTAGGAAGCCTTACAGGAATTTTGAAACAAACAAGTAAAACTTTTATAGATACAAAAGGAACACCTTTTATCTATGAAAAAACTCGTTCATGTCCTCTAAAGTATTATAGAATTAAAAGAGTAGAGCGAAAAGAAACCGCTTCTGTTCTTTGGTTGAAAGGAGTTAAGTTTCCTTTTAAAGTACCTCGTCCACCAACATCAGAGTTGCAGTGGGCGGGGTTGTTGCACCTTGGAGACCGACCTTGGTTGCTTTATGAGTATTCAGAAGAAAAACTTCCTGACACTCGAAGAAAGGTATAAATATATGTCAAAACGTTCTAAAACATTGGCTGGATCAGGGCTTTCTCTCGCAGAGATAGAGCCACTTACAAAGAATCAACTTGACGCATTTGAGAGTGATAAAAATTTAATTCTACATGGCATAGCTGGTACAGGAAAAACTTTTATCTCTTGCTATCTTGCATTTGATGATATGGTGAAAGGAGTATACAATAATCTAGTAATCATACGAAGTGCAGTACCTACAAGAGATATTGGTTTTTTACCTGGTAGTGAAAAAGAAAAAGCCTCTGTGTATGAAGAACCATACAAAGAAATAGCTTTGGAATTATTTCAGCGCGGAGATGCTTATGAGATACTTAAAACAAAAGGATTAGTACATTTTATGACTACTTCTTTTGTTCGCGGAATTACTCTTAAAGATGCAGTAATTATGGTTGATGAGTGTCAAAATATGTCTTTTCATGAGTTAGATTCAATCATCACAAGAGTAGGAACTAACTGTAGAGTTATTTTTTGCGGAGATTTTCGACAATCAGATCTTAAAACAAATGGATTAGAAAGCTTCATGGAAATATTAAAAAATATGGGTGCTTTTGACTTTATTGATTTTGAAATCAAAGACATAGTACGAAGCGAGTTCGTAAAAGATTATATAATTGCAAAAACTGAATTAGGATTGTAATGAGCAAAGCTACAAAAGAAGAGATTGAAAAATGGAGAGAGGAAGACTATTGGAATAAAATGAATTTTAATCCCGCATGGATATTTATTCTTCCAACACTTCTTGTACTATCCGCTCTAGGGATAGCATACATACTTGTAAACTATGCAATTCCGAGCGCATTATGAGTGATACAAATATAATCTCTTTGCTTGAGTTACAAAAAAGCAAAGAAAAAGACGCAGAGCTTCTATTTTATCGAGAAAGACTAGACAATTTGCGAATGAGACAGTCTTTTATTCATGCTGAAATAGAGCTTACACTGAAAATAATTGAAATGATTGAAAAAGAAAAAATCATAGAAGTAGTAAGTGATGAAAAGGAAATATAAGTGCACGAAAGTATTTTAGAAATTCTTGAAAAAGAAAAAGAAAGACAAGAGTCGCACTTTGAGTTAATTGCTAGTGAAAACTTTGCTAGTGATGCTGTACGATCTTTGTGCGGAAGCATATTTACAAACAAGTATGCGGAAGGCTATCCAGGAAAACGCTATTATAATGGCTGTGAGCATATGGATGAAATAGAAACTTTAGCTATAAATTCTGTATGTGAATTATATAACTGTAATTTTGCAAACGTACAGCCTCATAGCGGGGTCAATGCAAATACAGCAGTCTATCAAGCATTTCTCAAACCAGGAGATACAATACTTGGAATGGATCTTGCAAGTGGCGGACATTTAAGTCATGGAGCAAAGCCTACATTAAGTGGTAAAGTTTATACTGCACACGCATATGGAGTAGATGAAAACGGCTATCTTGATTATAATGAGATAGAGGATCTTGCGAAAGTTTGTAAACCAAAAATGATTGTAGCAGGTGCAAGTGCTTACTCTCGACAAATAAATTGGAAAACTTTTAGAGAAATTGCAGATAAAGTTGGTGCCTTTCTACTTTGTGATATGGCACACTATAGTGGCTTAATTGCAGGAAATGGATATGATTCTCCACTACCATATGCAGATGTAGTAACTAGTACTACACATAAAACTTTAAGAGGTCCAAGAGGCGGTATGATCTTGTGGAATAATGAAGATTATACTAAAAGAATTAATAGTGCTATTTTTCCTGGTACTCAGGGAGGTCCATTGATGAATATAATTGCTGCAAAAGCACAGTGCTACAAAGAGGCACTACATCCTTCTTTTGACGACTATATAGAGGCTGTTATAGAAAACGCTAAAGCGATGGCAGAAGTATTCTTAGAAAGAGGGTATAATGTTATAACAAAAGGAACAGATAGTCATATACTTTTGCTTGATTTAAGTGATAAATCAATAAGTGGTAGAGAAGCAGCAGATCTACTAGAAGTAAATGATATTACTGTAAATAAAAATGGAGTACCAAACGATCCTCGTAACTTTATAGAAACAAGCGGTATTCGTATGGGAACAGCAGCAGAAACAACAAGAGGTAGCGGAGTAGAAGATTTTAGGATTATGGCTGAACACATGATAAATATCATGGAAGGTCAATGAAAGCAGTAATTAGTAACAGAATATATTTAGATGTAACAGATAAGTACAAAGAAGAACTCAACAAAGCTCTTACTTATACTATTCCTTCATACAATCCTAAAGATCCGCCCATAGTCATAAAAAATATGGCACGGATAAAAACAAATCTTGTTAGTATTCCTGTGGGAAGAATGGATTTAATACCAGAAGGGTATGAAATAGTCGATAAGCGTGAAAAGGTGCCCGTTAAACTTCCTGACTTCAAGTTTGATTTACGAGAAAGTCAAAAGGAAGTTTATGATGCAATCGAAGATAACGCTATAATTAACGCATGGGTCAGTTGGGGTAAGACTTTTACAGGTCTTGCAATAGCTGGCAAGCTTGGACAAAAAACACTTGTGGTAACCCACACAGTCCCACTAAGAAATCAGTGGGCAAAAGAGGTAGAAAAAGTCTATGGATTTAAACCAAGTATTATTGGAAGCGGTAGTATGGATCTTTCTGGTCCTGTGGTTATTGGCAATACTCAAACTCTTTACCGTAATATTCCAGCGATACGCCATGCTTTTGGGACAGTCATCTTGGATGAAATGCACCATGTCTCGTCTCCGACGTTTTCTAAAATAATAGACTCAAATTATGCAAGATATAAGATAGGTCTATCAGGAACGATAGAAAGAAAAGATGGCAAACACGTAGTCTTTAGAGACTACTTTGGACATAATGTCTACAAACCCCCAAAGGAAAACTTTATGACTCCAACAGTACACATACTTCGTTCTGAAGTGCGATTTATGGACGGAGCATCTATTCCTTGGGCAAATCGAGTTACAAAACTCGCAAATGATAATGAGTATCGACACACCGTAGCTATGGCTGCGGCAGCCTACGCTGCAAAAGGACACAAAGTTTTAGTAGTGAGTGATCGTGTACACTTTTTGAAGGCGTGCGCCGAACTGGCTGGCGAAGATGCAATATGTATTACGGGCGAGATAGCGCATGAAGATAGAGAAGAGTGCTTGTCTGAAATTCGGAGTGGAAGAAAAAACATTCTGTTTGGAACTCAAGCAATCTTTTCGGAAGGTATCTCAGTAAATAATCTGAGTTGTCTTATTTTAGGCACCCCCGTGAACAACGAACCATTACTTACACAGTTGATTGGTAGAGTTATTCGAAAAGAAGAAAATAAAAGAAACCCAGTAGTAGTTGACATACATTTGAAAGGGAATACTGCGCGAAGACAGGCATCCAACCGCATTGGTCACTACATGAAACAGGGATATGAAATCAAACAACTTTAAAAAAATAGTTCTTGACATGGTGGTTAATTTTTAGTATAATATATGTTCTTATTTGACTGGCAGAAAATCTGTATTCATGCGCAAGGAAAGGTGGTAAACACCGTTCGTATCTTTCGTATGCTTGTTGAAAAACAAGTTCCCAAAAATAAATGGGATAAGATATACAAATATTCTCAGATAGACTTTTCCGGGGAAAGTTTCATGCTTCACCCCGATATACTTCTACACCATTCTCATAAGTACACATATCGTGAAGTTGCACAGTATATTGCGTTGTGTAGTCTACGCTCACACGCAGAATATGAAGCAACAAAACAAGTTACACTAGATGCGATTCTTGTTCCAGGAATTGGACCAGATCCGTTTTTAGTGTTAGAAACAAATAGGCTACTTACATTAGATGAAGATGAACAAGTTCATTTTCTCTATGAAGAAGTCAAACCAGAGGAGATCCATTAAATGGCTATTCAATTCAACCAGCACAAAGGTGCTGCTCAAAAATCAAACATTACAAGCTATCAATATACGGATGGCGATAACAGCTTCCGACTTGTCGGAGACATTTTAGCTCGATATGTTTACTGGGTAAAAGGCGAGAACGACAAGAACATTCCTCTTGAGTGTCTCTCTTTTGACCGAAACAAAGAAACTTTTAACAACCTGGAGAAAGACTGGGTACGAGAGTACTATCCTGATCTTAAGTGTGGCTGGAGCTACGCTACTCAGTGTCTTGACAACGGTCAAGTCAAAGTTGTAAATCTCAAGAAAAAGCTCTGGGAGCAGATTATTACTGCTGCCGAAGACTTAGGAGATCCTACCAACGTAGAAAGTGGTTGGGATGTACAATTTAAGAGAGTTAAAACCGGTCCTCTACCGTATAATGTAGAGTATCAGTTGCAGGCACTCAAGTGTAAGACTCGTGCACTTACAGAAGATGAGTTAGATCTTATTTCTGATCTCAAGTCTATGGATGAAGTTATGCCTCGTCCAACTCCAGACGCTCAAAAGGAGCTACTAGATCGCATTCGTGATGCGGGTGCGGAAGAGATTGACGAAACTATTGAAGAAGAGTTTAACATAAAGTGATTTTATTTACAGCGGATTGGCACATAAAACTGGGACAAAAGAATGTCCCAGTTGAGTGGGCGAAAAAGAGATACCATTCGTTTTTCGATCAGGTGCATGAACAAGTAAAGACTTGCGATATGCACATTATCGGAGGTGATCTCTTTGATCGTATTCCAAATATGGAAGAGTTAGCTTTGTATTTTTCTTTTGTAAGAAACGTAAAAAAGCCTACTCTTATTTTTGATGGAAACCACGAAGCTACACGTAAAAATCGTACTTTCTTTTCTCAATTGAAGCAGGCTACAAGAGATATAAATCCTCTCGTAAATGTAGTCGATATTTCATATGTTGATGAAGATTTAGGGTTTAGTGTCCTGCCATATGCGGAGCTACACAGAAAAGGAAGCATAGAACACTTTGATACATCTATGCCTCTTTTTACTCATGTGCGGGGTGAAATACCTCCGCACGTAACTCCAGAAGTGGATTTAGATAGATTTGATCCATTTCCAGTAGTATTTGCAGGAGACTTACACGCACATAGTAATACTCAAAGAAATATAGTATACCCAGGAAGTCCTATGACTACTGCTTTTCACAGGCAGGAAGTAGAGACTGGGTATCTACTTATCAATCCAAAAGATTGGTCTTGGGAGTGGTGGCCCTTTACACTTCCTCAGCTTATAAGAAAAACAGTAACTAATCCAGAAGATATGATTCCTACAACATATCATCATACAATCTATGAGATAGAAGGAAACATACAAGAGCTTGCAGCAGTAGAAAACTCAGAGCTTTTAGATAAAAAAGTTGTAAAGAGAACCACAGAGGCAAGTTTAGTTCTTGACAAAGAAATGACTCTTGAAGATGAGTTAGTAGAATACTTAACTTATATTTTAGAGCTTCCAGAAGATAAAATATTTGACATTTTAGGAACGTATAATGATTACGCTCAAACAACTCAGCTGGGATAACTGTTTTAGCTATGGACCGAACAATAATCTAAGACTTGATACTGACACAGTTACACAGATTATTGGAACTAACGGTATGGGCAAATCGTCCATACCGTTAATTATTGAAGAAGCTCTTTACAATAAAAACTCAAAAGGTATAAAGAAAGCAGATATACCCAATCGTTACATGAATAGTGGGTATACAATTTGGCTGCTCTTTGAAAAAGATGGAAATGAGTATTTAATTGATGTAAAGAGAAGTAGTAGTATTAAAGTAAAGCTAACAAAGAATGGAGAAGATATCTCTAGTCATACGGCTACAAATACCTATAAAACTATTCAGGAAATAATAGGTATTGACTTTAAGACTTTCTCACAACTTGTATATCAAAGTACAAATGCAAGTTTACAATTTTTAACAGCAACAGATACAAATAGAAAAAAGTTTCTTATTGACTTGTTGCACCTTGATGACTATGTTCAGCTCTTTGAAGTATTTAAGGAGGCTGCACGTATTTCATCAAACAAAATAATCGAAGTAACCTCGGAAATTAAGACTGTTGAAAAGTGGTTAGAAAACAATAAATTGGAGAGTACAGATATACTACCCATGTTAGATTTAGAAATTGATACGGATAAAGAAGAGAAAGAAATCCGTTCACTTTCAGTAGAACTTGAAAATATTTCCGAAAAAAATAAAAAAATTCTAAAAAATAATCAGTATAAAGAAATGCTGGCTAGTATAAATCTTGATGAAATAAATAGTATAGAAGTTACTGAGAAAGTATCTTCTGACGAGTTTCAAAAAGAGCTTGGACAGCTTGAAGCGGGAATGAAAGCTTCAGAAAGAATGCTACAGAAACTAGAAAAACTAGATGATGTGTGTCCTACTTGTGAGCAAAACGTTGATTCTGATTTTAAAGAAAATCTTATCAACGAAGAAAAGAAAACTATTTCTTTTATAAAGAAGAAGGTAGATGAAAATAAAAAGAAAATTGCAGAGATTCGTAGAAATAACTCTGAATTCGATAGAAAAAATAAACTTCAAAAAGATTGGGAAGACCTCTTTCGATCTATTGATAATAGCCTCCCGACAGCCATCCTGGATAAGCAGGAGTTGGAAACTCGCGTGGCCGATCTTCAAATCGAATTACGTTCTGCAAAAGCAGAAATTTCGAGAATTGCAACAGAAAACGAAAGAAGAACAAGAGAAAACACTCGGATAGAGATAATTCAAGCCCAGACAGATGGATTTATAGAAAAGCTAAATAAAGCATCGGAAACACTGAAAGAAGTAGCAGATTTAGATGCAAACTTAGAAATCCTAAAGAAAGCATTTAGTACAAATGGACTACTTGCATATAAAATCGAAAATCTAGTAAAAGAACTAGAAGAATTAACAAATACATATCTAGCGGAATTATCTGATGGTAGATTTACATTAGAGTTTATTGTATCAAACGATAAACTTAACGTACAGATTACAGATAATGAAAACGTAGTAGATATATTAGCCCTCTCTTCGGGAGAGCTAGCAAGAGTAAATACTGCTACTTTGATTGCTATTCGTAAACTTATGAGCAGTATATCAAAATCAAGAATAAATATACTTTTCTTAGATGAAGTAATAAATGTTCTTGATGAAGCAGGCAGAGAAAAATTAGTTGAAGTATTACTTCAAGAAGATCTGAATACTTATGTAGTATCTCATGGGTGGACTCACCCATTATTGCATAAGATAGAAGTAGTAAAACAAGGAAATGTAAGCGGGTTAGAATGGTAGACTCAAGAGCAAAAGGAGCTAGAGGTGAATATCTTGTACGAGATATGCTACGAGAACACACAGGACATCAGTTTGAGAGAGTTCCTAGCTCTGGAGCACTTGAGTATCTAAAAGGAGATTTGTATGTTCCTCATGCAAAAAATAAGTTTTGTATTGAAGTAAAAAACTATGCAGACTCTCCTCTTACAGATAAAATATTTACTGCTTCTAAAACAAATAATTTAATACAGTGGTGGTCTAAATTACTACGACAAGCAAATACAGGAAATCAAGAGCCTTTACTCTTTTTTAAGTATAATCGCTCTCCTGTATTTGTAGGTACAGAGATTCCACCCAAAGAAACAACTCATTACATATATATTAGTTGGTTAGGCTGCTTTGTATTACTTGCAGAAGAGTGGCTAACAAAAGAAAAGGTAGAATTTTTAGATGGCATTTAACTTTACAGATAAAATAGTTGATAATGATCTTAACTGTACTCTTATAGTAGATGCCTTGAATTTGGCGTTTAGATGGAAGCATCAGGGACGAACAGACTTTCGATATGAGTATCAAAGAACTGTTCAGTCTCTTGCAAAATCTTACGACTGTAAAAATGTAATAATTACAGCAGATTTAGGCTCTTCTACATACAGAAAAGAGATAAATCCAGAGTATAAACAAAATCGAAAAGATAAGTTTGCTGACCAATCGGAAGCAGAAAAAGCAGAGTTCGAAGAGTTTATAGAGGAGTACGAAGCAACTCTTAGTCTTTTACAAGAAGACTACACACTGCTTCGATTTAGAGGAGTGGAGGCAGATGATATCGCCGCTCATCTAGTAAAAGATAAAGATAAGTATGATTTAGAATATATTTGGCTAATTTCAAGTGATAGAGACTGGGATCTACTAGTACAAGAAAATGTTAGTAGATTTTCATATGTTACACGAAAAGAAGTAACAATACAAAACTGGAATGAGCACTATGATGTGTCTCCGGAAGAGTATATATCACTCAAATGTCTAAC